ATTCCAGTATTGTAACTGAAGCAGACTTTCTGGTCAACCTGCCCATAAATACAACACCATGCCAAGACTCAGTCTATACCGTCCCAATCGCACCTCAGATTACCGTTTTTTTGACCGCACAATATCCGAAATGTATCAGGTTGGCGGTGTGGACATGTATTTGCACAAATATCTGGGCCCGCTCACCAACGATAACACTGGCAACAACGACGCTACCCTGCCCAAATACGACAAGACCAATCCACTGTTTATTGAAGATTTGCTGCTGTTGGAAAACCGTGATCGAGCATATGACAACGATGTGTATGTGATGCGAGGCATTTATCGACAACAGGACCTGGATTTTGACCTTACCCAATTTGGCCTGTTCCTAAACAACGATACCTTGTTCATCACTTTCCACTACAACAACATGATCGATACCATAGGGCGTAAACTCATGAACGGAGATGTATTTGAACTGCCTAATCTCAGAGACTACAATCCACTAGACAGTTCCATACCTAGAGCGTTGCCAAAATGGTATGTGGTTCAGGATGCGTCTTTTGCTGCTGAGGGCTTTAGTCAGACTTGGTTGCCTCACTTGTGGCGCGTGAAGGCCACGCCCATGATCAACTCACAAGAATTCAATCAGATTACCAAACAGCCTTTTGAACCTCTCAACATTTGGGATCCGGGCAATTTCTATCCAGGCGGTGTCACAGTGCTCTACGGCGACACTTATTACAAATCAAAAGGCCCTGTGCCTCCAGGAACAGATATCAACAACACACAGTATTGGGAAGTGATCACCGATCCTACCACTATTGAAAATCAACAAAGCACACGACCAAGAAACTTGGAGATAAACGATGCCATACTTGCTCAAGCCGAAGCAGAAGTGCCTACATCGGGATTTGATGTTGTGAAGTTCTACGTCCTTGCTACCAACCCAGATGGCTCACCTGCCAATCCTGAATCTGCCACATACACCGCAGACTACACCATCACTGACGCTAGCCGCACCGTGGCCAATCAAGGCAACACACCCCGAGGCGACGGCTATACCGACGGTTACTTGACCGGCGATGGCAAAGCACCCAATGGATTACCAGTCACTGCCGGGGTTAATTTCCCACCCAGTCCCATTGCTGGGCAGTTTGCTTTGCGGTTAGATTACTTCCCCAATCGCTTGTTCCGTTACAATGGCACTGCCTGGATCAAGATCGAAAGCAAGGTGCGAACCAATCTCACTCCTGGTTCCACCAATGATACTTTACGCAGCAGCTTCGTTAACAATACATACACAGTGAACACAACGGATCTTGGTAATATACCTAGTCGACAGAGTCTGAGTGAAGCTCTTCAACCAGATCTGGCCAATGGTGACCAGGGCGGCAATCTGCCTCCTAATCCGTATCCACCCACACAACCTTATCAAAAGAGCAGCTAACTATGCAATTATTTTTTTACGACGAACAGATCCGTCGATATCTGCTGCAATTCACACGCATGTTCAGCTTGTTTGAAGTTGAATATGGACGCAACGAACAAGGCACCTCTGATCTTATCCGTGTGCCCATACGCTATGGCGATGCCAGCAGACAAGCACAAACCATACTGAATCAAAATTCGGCCAACAGTCTAAACGCCACTCCGTTGATGACTTTCCATATCACCGGTATGACCTATGATCGTGATCGCATGCAAGAGCCATACCACGTGAACAAGATGTTTGTTCGTCAACGCACCTGGGATCCTGCTACAGAAAGTTATGAAACCACACAAGGTAATGCATTCCAAATTGAAAGACTCATGCCGGTGCCATACAAACTCACTGTGGATTTGGACATCTGGACATCAAATACCAATCAAAAAATGCAGTTGTTTGAGCAGATCGCCACGTTGTTTAATCCTTCATTGGAGATACAGGCCACAGACAGCTATATTGACTGGACCAGTCTCAGTGTATGCAACCTTGACAATGTGCGATGGTCAAGCAAAACTATTCCAGTAGGAACCAACACAACTGAACCCATAGACGTCATGACCATGACTTTTAGTATGCCTATCTGGATTTCGTCCCCGGCCAAAGTTAAAAAGCTGGGCGTAGTAGAGCGTGTGATTGCTAATATTTTTGATGCACAAGGCGATGCTGTAAATGCCATCACCGACAATGATTTATTATTGGGAACCAGGGTCAAGATCACGCCATGGGGTTATCAAGTGGCGCTGTTAGATGGACAATTACAAGTGTTACAATCATCACACCCAGACAACCCTACTCGGTTGAATCTAGACCCATTCAATTTTCCCATAGCAGAACAGCCACAGATCACTTGGCCCACTGTGATTGGCGCTTACGGTGTTCTGCGTCCAGGTATCAGTTACATCTCATTAGAGAATCCTTGGATCCCAGACAGTCCCATCATTGGCACCATTGCTGTGAATCCTGCTGATGATCGATTGTTGATTTTCAACATCAATATTGATACCGCACCACAAAATACTTTAGATCCCATTGAGTCGATAGTGAACCCACTGCTGACGGGACCTGGTCAAGGCCTTCCTGCCAGTGCGGTTGGGCAACGATATTTGCTGACCGAGAGCACCGGTGATAGTGCCAATCCTACCAACCCAACAGCATGGCTAGGAACTTACGGCCAACCACTCATTGCCAGCGTGAATGATATCATTGAATATGATGGAACTCGTTGGGTGGTAACTTTCAACAGTCGTGGCATCCAGGACGCACAATACGTGTTTAATATCAATACAGGAATACAATACTATTGGGATGGCTCCAAGTGGGCCAAAAGTATCGATGGTTTTTATGCCGGAGGCGAATGGAATCTTATATTGTAAGAGCCGTGGGTGTGTGGTTCTATTGCGTGAGAACACGCTGCTATCTATATCTGTTACGCAACGATAGCAAATATCCTGATACCTGGGGGCTGGCCGGTGGCAAAGTAGAAGCCGACGAGACACTGATCACAGCAGTAGAACGCGAGTGCACCGAAGAACTGGGCAGCATGCCCGAGTATCAACAGTTGATTCCTATTGAACAATTCACTTCACCAGACGGAGTGTTTGAATATCACACCTTCTGGTGCCGGGTGGATCATGAGTTTATTCCCGAACTCAATCACGAACACGTGGGCTATGCTTGGATACACAGTGGCAGATTGCCAAGACCGTTGCATCCTGGCTTGCGGAACACCGTGAATCTAGATGCTATCCAGAAAAAAATAGCAAGTCTAGAAATCACCTGCGTCTAATCAAAGAAGAACATCTGCCACAGTCGGCAGTTTTCGTTGTTGTATCCAAAGTAATCTGTGGCTGAATGCAAATATCCAGCATTGAAGATTACCAATCGATTGTATACATTTCCAAACGTGTCCACAGGTTCAAATATGGTTCTATCCAAGTTCTGACTGCCCGGCCTGAAGCATTTGGCAATGTCCGGGTGGCTGAGATGTCGCACATCTGTGCCTTTCAGTGCATGGGTAGATGTTCCAGATTGATACGGTGCATTGGGTGTGAGATATAACATACCTGCCCATCTTTGTGGATCACAGTGATACACTAGTGGTTCGCCTTCTTTGCAAGTTTGGAATCGGCCATTCATTCCGTGTTCTTCCCACTTTTCGATCCGGCGGTTCATGATGTATTCAAATTCTTCTTTCAATCCCGGAAACAAGAACTGCTGTTTGGTGCGGTTACCTATGTAATACTTTCCAATACCACCTTGGTCGTATTCTTGTGCCAGGGCAAACTTACGGATAGCATCAGGATCTTGATAGAAGTTGTCCACAATCCACACGCCCGGTCTAGGTTGAGAACTAAACAGATCAGATTTGTTGCGTGATATATGCACAGCCGGCGCACGGCGTTTTTCTTCCAATGGTTGTTTTGGCAATCCGCAGATCTTCAAGTTGTTGTTCACAGCATCTACATACATCTGATGCATGGTATAGTTGTCTTTGAGATTGACCATGATCTGACGACTTTGTTCAGTAAGGCCCACATGCCAGCTGGCCACACCTTTTTGGAACAGCAAACTATAATAGCCCGGATATTGATCAGTGACCACAGGAGCAATATCAAAGTCAGCATAGGTCAATCCTAGCACTGCCGTGGTATAACTTTCCTGCCATTCTTTTCGTTTCTCGTGCAATCTACTCAACAAGAAATATGCTTCTGGACGATTTGAGATCAATGCAATGGCTTTGAGTAACAGCCCTTTTTCAGTGTCGTCTCGTGTTTTTTGTTTTTCCAAACAGATACAGCATCGCATGAGTGCTTCATACTGTTGCTGGTCGGTTGTGCTGCGTTCTGCTGTGCGTAGATAGAAACTCACTGCTGCACCAGTCTGCCCTAGGTTTTCATATTCCTGTCCCAGCAAGAAGTTGATTGTGGAATCTTCAGAGTTTTCAATATACTGATGTAGGTATTTCATTTTATAAAGTTTATCACTCGTGGATCTGTGGCATTCTCACAAGAGTTGCATAGCGTAAAGCAGGTCTGGTCTTGAGGAATCACATCTTCATATGTTTGCTCGTGCAAGTTGCCAATGATGTGATCTAGGCCATAGTCCATGCAGCACAAGCTCACATCACCATTGGGCAGCAGCACATTGTGATACAAGCCTTCCACACAGCCGCAGGTTTTTGGACCTTCATGTGTGATTGCGTTCCAACGATCTCTTAAGGTAATCAGCTGTGGTTTGGCCACTGCTTCACGGAACAAGTTGCCGGCTCTACTCCACATGGCATAACTGGGCGCTGAATCAAATATGTGTCGGATGCTGGGATGTAGTTCAGCACCCATGCTCATCTTGGAAAAGTTCTTGATCCTGTGATGATTGTCTCGGAACCATTCCAAGGTCTTGATGTACCCCGGAGTGATCGGATGGCGTGCCAACATCTCTGCGTCGGGCAAGTGCAGCACAAATCCACCGTTGGGATTGCCGGCAAATGGTATGTGTGCTATGGCTTCCATGTCTTCCAGATCGGAAGAGCA